TTAGAGATATTGCTACGCTCGCCAAATGGAAAAATAGCTAATGGGTACTGGGGGCAAGAATGCAATAGGGGTAAGGGTGCTTGGGTATGGCCCTATGTAAAAAGTGAACCATCCCACTGGACGCCACTACCAGCCACACCGAAAGGAGAAGCGTGATGACCTTTGAAGAATGGAAAGATGGCTACGGCCTTGTTCTTGAGCCAAACTACAGCAAGGAGACTGAAGCTGATTGCCTTGCTGCATTTAATTTCGGGAAGCGGGAATCAGCCGTCCTTATCGAGCGCCAAGCCGCGCAGATCGAGCTGATGCGGGAGGCTCTTTCGGATATTGCTGACGACTACGAGGATCGCTTCGACATGAACAGTCCGAGCACTAACCCCGGCATGAAGTATGTAGTAAAGCAATCTCGCGCCGCACTCTCCGCCACCCCCGACCAAGCCCTTGAGCAGTTCGCCGCCAAGGTGCGAGAGCAGTGCGCTCAGATGCTGCTGAGTGGATCGTTCTTGCACGACCAATCGCCGGTAAAACTTCTCTCAATCGAAGCAGCAAAGGCAATCCGCGCCATCAAGGGGCTGCCAGAATGAAAACGGTCGTCACGCTACTCGCAGCCGCACCGAAAGGGGAAGTGAAATGACCAACCCCATAGATCTCCACGTCATAAGCCCTGACCCCGCATCGGGATTCCTATCTCAATGTCTGGACAGTCTTCAGCCCTCCCCGATAAACCTTTTCCAGATTCCCGAAAACGGTAACAGTATAGGAAAGAACAGAAAGCTTGGATACTCTTTCGGAACCGCAGAGTTCAAGTCCCATGCTGACTACGATGATCTATACTATCCCACCGCATTTCACCACGCACTGTCAGCACTCAAGAAAAACCCAACTGCCTCTCTTGTATATACAGAGGAAATCAAGTTCGACAAGAGTGGGGTTATCCCAGGTCCTGAAAATAAATACGATAAGTATGTGCACAGGATGAAACCTTCCCACGTGCATGGGCTTATAATCTATCGCAGTTCCGTTATTGAATCTGCACCTGAGAGTGTTTGGGACTTCAGCCTAGTCGACTGGGCAATGACTCTCTGGGCGTCCACGCAAGGGCCTCTCATAAAGATCCCCCACCTAGGTCGTTATTGGCGCCAACATCCTGAGCAGTTATCTAGCACTGTAACAAACCAGGAGTGCGCGCAAGTTCGCAAATGGTTTGATGATTTAGTTTCATCCCTTGCTTGACGAACACGTTACCCTCATGTAACATGAACATATACGGTTGATTCCGACCGTTTCTTACCAGGAGGCTCACACCATGTACTACCCACGCAACACTTCCCCCGCACCTTCCCGCGAATCCTTCGTGACACGGGAAGCAGATGAACTCGAATCCACCTCCCGCGTGGTCGAAGGCCCAGGCCGCCCTCAGCTGGAAGTCCGGTCACGGGAAGTCCATCGCCGATTCTTCACTACCCGCCCTTGGACGCTCACCTCCGCCCTCTCTTACATCGCAGCCGGGGGCCGATTCGACTTCGACCGCGGGGTAGACTTCGAATCCCAAGCCTCCCGCACAGCAGCCGGCGAAGCCCAAGCCACCCGCGATTGGCTGCTCTCTCTTCAGGACACCCGCCATGCCGCGTAAGCCTTCTATCACCCCGAACAAGCATATTCACACTACCATCCCCGCCGACCTCGCGGCCCGCCTTGACCTCTTCCTCTGGTCCGACGTGGAAAAGCGAGTCCCGCAGGGGGCATATCAATCTTTCTTCTGCGATGCCATCAGGGACTTCTTCAACAAGCGCACGGTCGACGTGGCTCCTTACATCCCCTCCGCCACCATCGGCCAGCACCTGATCACCGCCACCCCCGACACACTTCGGGTTGTCCTGGCAGCCTTGAAAGGAGAGCAAGCATGACTACCTTCTCCCAGACCGTCACCCTCGACTTCGGCAATCTCGGAGAGCAAGAAGTCCAGGTCGATTACACTTACAGTCCGGGTCGTCCCGGAAAGATGTATATGCCGAACGGCGACCCAGGCTACCCTGACGAACCCGCCGAAGTTGAAATCCTGAACGTCTGGCTGTACGAACTCGACGTTCTCCAGTATCTCTCAGACTCCCCCTTCGATTCCCTTCTCGACACCATCACCAGCAACCACTCTTATGAGGACTAATCATGGCAACCCCTGAACTCAATGCAAAAATCGCAGTATGGCGCCAGTCTGCCCTCGACGGCACCCTTACCCAAGATGACCTCCGCCAAGCTATCGACGCCCTTCGCGGAGAACGCCGCAGTGCTTCCGTCGCCTCAGACAAGTCCCGCAAGGCCAAGGCAGTCCGGGAAATCCCATCGGCAGATGACCTGCTGTCCGAACTAGAAGGACTCTGATCATGACCATCACTGTCCCTGTCTATCTTACCGATAGCAACCGCTCTGATTATATCCGAGCCACCACCGACCAAGAGCGCCTCGACAAGGCCTTACTCTACTTCGGTCCGGTGGATATGTCAGATTATTGGACCAAGCTTGGCACGGTGGAAGTCACTGTAACCTGGGCTCCTGAGTCCAACATCCGCGAAGCCGAACTCGCTTCAGTCGATTCCCAGATTGAAAAGATCGAGAAAGCTGCCCGGCAAGAAGTCAACCGTCTCCGCGAATACCGCTCCACCCTTCTCTGCATCGAGGCCCCGAAATGAAACTCAAGAAACTTGAAATCCGTCGTACTGAAAGTTATGACACGAAACCCCTCACTCTACAGGGTCTAGTTACTCTACAGGGTGACACCGGGCAGCAAGACATAGTGCTTTCTGCTGGTGCAATATCTCGGTTGATTGCGGTGATATCTGACGAGGTTATAACATCCGCAAAGAACAATGCGAAGATGGTTGCAAACTCTATGCGCGAAGCTTCGGACGAAGTGCTCCTTCTCGAGCATGACGGGAGAATCGAATGACTCGCCCACCATTCCCCGAAGTCATCGACTCCACCATCATCGCCTCTTTCCGCTCTTGCCCCCGCAAGATGCAGCTGGCCTATCTCGAACACTACAAACCCAAGGTCGTCTCTGTCCACCTCCACGCTGGCGCAGCCTACGCAGCCGGCCTCGAAGCGGCACGGGAAGCCTTCTACCTCCACGGAATCCCGGAGCAGGAAGCAATCGAAACCGGCCTCGGAGCGCTGATCAAATCCTACGGCGACTTCGAATGCCCGGAAGATTCCGCCAAGTCCCTCAATCGCATGATGGGGGCCTTCGAGTTCTACTTCGAGCGCTACCCTATGAGTGAGGATCAGGCCGTTCCTGTCACCCTCCCCGGCGGCGGCAAGGGAATCGAGTTCTCCTTCGCCGAACCCATCGACGCCACCCACCCAGAGACAGGCAACCCCCTTCTCTACGTCGGTCGCATGGATATGATCTGCGACTACGCAGGCGGCTGGTTCGGAGAAGACGACAAGACCACATCCTCCCTCGGCGCATCCTGGCCCAAGCAGTGGGATCTCCGCAGTCAGTTCACAGGTTACTGCTGGGGCGCCGAGCGAGCTGGCTTCCCCCTTCAAGGATTCCTCGTCCGGGGTGTCTCCATCCTCAAGACCAAGTACGACACCATGCAAGCCTTGACCTACCGCCCCAAGTGGATGATCGAACGCTGGTACGAACAGCTCCTCCGTGACGTAGCCCGTCTCAAGGCTATGTGGGAAACCGGAGTGTTTGACTACTCCCTCGACCACGCTTGTAACGAGTACTCCGGCTGCGAGTTCCGCCAAGTCTGCCTGAGCCAAGACCCCGATCCCTGGCTTCGCGGCTCGTTCCAGCGGAAGGTCTGGGACCCTGTGAATCGCCGGGAAATCATTCTGGAGAACTGAGTTGTGCCAGAGCCATCAGGAAATTCAACTGTTTTGTACATGGAAGGGGAATCAGTTGTTGGCCAGCGTGAAATCTACTGTTGTGGCTACTCCCCATCCGCAGGAGTTTCAGTTTCCGCATACTGGCCGCATACAGCCTACTTCTGCCCGATGTGTGGGGAAATCTGGGGGAGGGCAATATACTCCCATCACTTTGATTACAAGCCTATACCACAATCATCCTGGATAGTCGAAACGCGACGTTGCGTTAAACATGGCGACGGAACTCTTTTAACTGGCCAGTCACTCGACCACTGCAGTACAAACCTTTTAACACGCGAATTCCTTGCAATACTAGAAAACTGGAAAGAAGACCACTATGACTGATACCACCACCTCTTCCACCCAAGCCACTACCCTCATGGGGCCAAAGGTCCTCCTCGAAGGTCCGTCTGGCGTCGGCAAGACCCACTCTCTCGGAACCCTCGTCGACTGGGCTGCCGCACAAACCCCCGCCACCCCGGTCTTCTGCCTCTTCACCGAGAACGGGCTTGAATCCCTCCTTGGCTACTGGCGTGACCACGGAAAGGAAGTCCCGGCTAACCTCCACTGGCACGTCGCCATGACGAAGACTCTCACGCTCGACTCCCTCATCACCGGAGCAGATAACGTGGGGAAACTCTCCTACGAAGCTCTCACGAAGATGCAGGATGGTGGTCGCTCCAAGAACAACGCCTTTCACAAGATCCTCTCCGCCTGCGCCAACTTCCCCGACGATCGCACGGGCCAGAAGTTCGGTTCCGTCGACTCCTGGGGGGCCGACAAGATCTTCGTCATCGACTCCCTCTCTGAACTCGGCAACGCCAGCATGAAGATGGTCATCGGGAACAAGCCGACGGCCTCCCCGTCCGACTACGGCGTCGCGCAGAACAACCTGATGAACTTCCTTCGCCTGTGCACCCAAGGCATCGCGGCCACCTTCGTCATCACCGCTCACGTGGATCGCCAGACTGACGAAATCACCGGCGGGATAAAGCTTATGACGAAGGCCATCGGGAAGGCAATGGCGAACGACATTCCCCAGCTCTTCTCCGACGTTATCTATGCAGTCCGGGAAGGAACCAACTGGTATTGGGATACTGCCGCCAGCAACGTCGATGTGAAAACCCGTTCCCTCCCAATCTCTTCCAAGATCAAACCTGACTTCGCACAGATCATGGACAAGTGGTCTAACCGCCGCGCATAATACAAGGCCCACGGGAGCCTTAATCCCAACCACCTTTCCGCAGTTCAAACCGCAACATCCTATCAAGGAGCTTCAAATGTCTTTCGATTCCTCTTTCAATCCCGATACCTTCCTCGACGCCACCCTGACCGACCCGACCGAAAAGCGCCCGCCGCTTCCCGTTGGCGATTACACTGCCATCCTGGGTGCAGTCACGGCCCGTCAGTGGCAAGGCAAAGCCGACCCGACCAAGTCCGGTATTGCGTGGGATATCCCTGTCACTATCGACGTTCCGGCTGAAATCCAGGCCGAACTCAAGATGGACCAGTCCACGCTGAACCTCAAGGACTCGATCATGATCGACCTTACCGCCAATGGCACCATCGACAACGGCCCAGGCAAGAATCGCCGCCTTCGTGCATACCGTGAAGCTACGGATATGAACAAGCCTGGCGACGTGTTCTCCGCCCGCAAGATGGAAGGCAAGGTCGTCAAGGTCAAGATCACCCACGACTTGTGGGAAGGTCAGCCGATCGAAAAGATCTCCGGCGTCGTCGCCCTGTAATTAACTTGTAGTCCTTGGGGGGGGTTTCGGCCTCCCTCTTTTTACGCTCAGGAGTTTCAAATGAACAAGAAGATTTTTGCCGCCGCTCTCGCAATGATTGCCCTCCCCGCCTTCGCAACCGGCGATCATGGTAAGCCGAGCAAGCCTTCCACCCCTTCCACCACGGTCAGCAATCGCATCAGCAATGACGTTCGGAATACTGCCGTCGCCTTCGCAAACAGTCGGGCAAGCAGTTCCGCAGTCAGCGGTTCGGTGTCCGGGGCGACGGGCGGGGCAGGCGGCCAAGGTGGTCGGGGGGATCCGGCGGCTTCGGCTTCGGTGGTCAAGGGGGTTCCAGTTCCAGCGGCCCCTCTACCTCCACCTCCTCCGGCGGCTCCATCGGCAGCGTCACCTCCTCCATCACCTACGAAAAGCCCGTCGCGGCCCTCTCTCTCGGAAGCCTATATCCTTCCGCACCTTGCATGGGAACCAGTAACTTCGGCGGGGGCAATCCATTCTTCAACATCGGAGGCGGCACCAGCTGGGAAAGTTCCGAATGTAACATCCGGGAAACAGCACGCAGCTTTTCCGGCCTCGGCCTCACCGCAGATGCCCTCGCTATCCTCTGCACCAGTGAGCACGCCAAGGCCGCGCCTTCCTGTATCGCCCTCGCTAAGACCAAGGAATAACAACCATGACCAAGCGCTTCATCGCGGCTTCCCGCCTAGTCATCCCTGAGAATCGCCAGCGTCGGGAATTCAAGCTCGGGGAACTCAACGAACTTGCTGCCAGCATCCAGTCCAACGGCTTGATCCACGCCCCTACGGTCCGAATCGAAGGTGACGACTACATCCTTGTCTCCGGCGAACGTCGTGTCCGTGCCATCAAAGACATTTACGAACTCGGAGGAACTTTCTCCTACGACAATGAAGAAGTAATCTCCGGCCTCATTCCTTACACCTTCCTTGGAGACCTCTCCCCCATCGAAGCTATGGAAGTCGAACTCGAAGAAAACGTGCGCCGAACCGACCTCACCTGGGCAGAGCGCGCAACCGCCACAGCGAAGCTCATGGAACTCCGCCAAGTCCAGGCACTCTCTTCCGGCTCCCCGCTTCCATCCACGGCAGACCTCGCAGAAGAAATCCGAGGTTCTCGCACAGGTTCCTACCATGAAGCCACCCGCAAGGAACTCCTTCTCGCCGACAACCTCCACATCCCGGAAGTTGCTGCCGCCAAGACTGCAGATGAGGCTTTCAAAATCCTCAAGCGGAAAGAGGTTACTGCGCGAAACCAGGAAACTGCGGCGGTCGTCGGAAAGACCTTTACCCACACTCTCCATAAAGCCCTCAACACCGACAGCCTGGGGTGGATGACGCAGTGTCAGGACAGCGTGTTCGATATTATCCTCACTGACCCACCTTACGGAATGGGAGCTGATGAGTTCGGAGACAGTGGAAAATCTGGCGAATACGCAGAGCATTCTTACACCGATGATTTGCAAACAGCCACGCTCTGCTATTCAACACTCGCTAAGGAAGGATTCCGCATCACCAAGCCTGATGCCCACCTTTATGCCTTCTGCGATATAGACTTGTTCCCGCAACTCAAGTTGCTTTTCTCTGCACAAGGCTGGCGTGTCTTCCGCACCCCGCTGATCTGGTACAAGCCTTCCGCATTCCGTGCGCCCTGGCCCGAGCACGGCCCGCAGCGCAAGTACGAAACTATCCTCTTCGCAATCAAAGGGGATCGCAAGGTAAACAAACTCTATCCTGACGTACTCACCTATCCCCCCGATACCAACCTCGGCCATCAAGCCCAGAAACCCATCGCCCTCTACCAAGACCTCCTCTCCCGCTCCTACCGCCCCGGCGACAAAGTCCTCGACCCCTTCTGCGGCTCTGGGCCAATCTTCCCCGCAGCCCACAGCCTCAAATGCGAAGCCACAGGCCTCGAGATTGAATCCGGCAACTACGGAATCTCCGTCTCCCGCATCCAAGCCTTGGCCGAAGGCCTGGAATCAATCGAACTTTTATAACTAAGGAACAATCATGGAACTGCTTGCTGTTGTAGTCGACACTGAAACCACCGGATTCACCAAGCCTGAGGTCATCGAAATGGCTTGGGTAGAGCTGGCTGAACGCACCTTCGAACGCATCGACCACATCAAGTGCGAGAAGTACAAGCCCGAGGGTCCGATAGAACTCGGAGCAATCGCTACCCACCATATCCTTCCATCCGACCTCGCTCTCTGCCCTCCCTACACCCAAGATGAACTTCCCCCCTCCCAGTACATGATCGGTCATAACGTCGACTTCGACTGGGAAGTCCTCGGGAAGCCGAAGGTCAAGCGCATCTGCACCCTCGCCATGTCTCGCGCCATCTGGCCCGAACTCGACAGCCACAAGCTCACCTCCATGTTCTACCATATCCACGGCCTCAACTCCCTGACTCGCGACGTAGTACGCAACGCACACTCGGCCCTTCACGACGTAGCCATGACCTGCCAAATCTTCAACTACATCACCGAGAAGGTGGGACTGACCTCGTTCGAAGAAGTTTGGGCCTTCTCCGAACGCGCCCGCATCCCTACCCACATGACCTTCGGTAAGTACAAGGGAAGTCCAATCAAAGATGTAGACAAAGGCTATGTATCCTGGTATCGCAAGCAACCGGACCCAGATCCCTACCTCCTGATGGCCTTCACCCGAGCAGGGAAGTAACATGCCAAACTTCGGTGATGCATTCCCACGGAAAGAAGGCAAGCCCCTAGTAATCCTGGAAGAGCGGCCTAAATCAGATCCTTATATTCAGATTGGGGTCGTGATCAAGCAAAGTTATTCCACCCTCAAAGTCCTTCGCCTTGTCCTAAAGTGGCTTCGACGCAACGGATGGAAGTAATATGACCCAGAGCCGAATGTCCTCCGCAGTCGAAGCCTCGCTCAATGTGACCTTCGGCTTTGGTGTCTCTGTCCTAGCCAACTGGATCATCCTCCCCCACTACGGAGTATCAAACAAACTCGCAACCTCTATTGAAATCGGTCTTTGGTTTACTCTTATCAGCTTCGCCAGGAGCTACATCCTGCGCAGATTGTTCGTGTGGTTACACGGAAAGGGAGTTTTAAAATGACACCGCAGAATCAAGAATATGTACACAACCCAGAACAAGGCATTTTTGGTGATTGCTTTAGAGCAACTTTAGCTTCTCTTTTAGATAAACCAATTTCCGAAGTTCCTCATTTTCTTTATGATAATAACGGAGATGTTTTTCAAGAGCGCCTTCATAGATTTCTAAACGACCTTGGCTATATATGGGTAGACTTTCCAAGCTGGGACTTAGCTCAGTGGAAATTAAATTGTTCGGTTACTGTCCCAATCTACCATGCAATTTCTGATATCAGCCCTAGATTTCCAGATTCTCTGCATTGCGTTGTAGGGTGCGATGGTAAAGTATTTTTTGATCCGCACCCAAGTAAAGCTGGGTTGCCTGAAATTACTCATGATCGTACCTTTGGGTTTATAATCCCTGTTGGTACCCTGTTTGCAGGAGTTCTAAAATGAGTCGTATGGGAACGGGTCAGCCTAACAGCAAGATCATGATTGTCGGAGAGTGCTTCACCGAGGCCGAAGAATACCGGGGCGAAGCCTTCCTCGGAATGGGGGGCGAGAACCTCAACAAGATGCTCCACGAAGTCGGCATCATGCGGAGCGAGTGCTACACTACCAACCTTTGCAACGCCCGTCCCCCAGCATCCTCTATCTCCTCCTGGATTGCGGAAAAGAAGAAAGACATTACCGCCGGTCACACCCTCTGGAAAGGCAAGTACGTCACCCGCCAGATCATTGACGGCTACGAACGTCTAATGCAAGAGATCGAACTCGTCAAGCCGAACATCATTATCACCTGCGGCAACGCCCCAACATGGGCCTTGACTGGAGCCTGGGGCGTGATGAAGTGGCACGGTTCCCAGCTCAATATCGACGGAGATCCGACCAAGACCAAGGTAATCCCGACCTATCACCCGGTGCAAATCCAGTGGGCCTATGACCTTCGCGCTATCATGGTCAATGATCTTCGCCGAGCAGCCCGCGAAAGCCTAACAACTTCCTACACAAACCTCCCCTCGTGGAATTTCACAATTCGCCCAAGTTTTCAAACAGCCCGCGATACCCTTCAGTCCCTCCTCGCCCAGCTCGATCAAGCCCCAATGTGGATCACGTTCGACTTGGAAACTCGCGCAGGTCACATTGCTTGTTCCGGCCTTTCCTGGACCCCAACCGATGCCCTTTGCATCCCCTTCATGTGCGTAGAATCTATCGACGGCTACTGGGAACTCGACGAAGAAGCAGCTCTCGTTCACCTCACCTACCTCATCCTCACCCACTCCAACGCAAAGGTCCGTGGCCAGAACCTCCTCTACGACGCGCAATACACCTACCGCCATTGGCACTTCGTTCCCCGCGTAGTCCAGGATACCATGATCTCCCATCATACCATGTGGGCAGGTCTTCCCAAGCGTCTCGACTTCCAGGCCTCGATGTACTGTGACCACTACGTTTACTGGAAAGATGATGGAAAAACATGGACTAAAGATGTGGGCGAAGACCAGCTCTGGTCGTATAACTGTGTCGACTGCGTTCGTACCGACGAGGTCGGGGCTAAGGAACTTGCTGCGATTGAGCAGATGGGGCTGGGCGAGGTCGAAGCTTTCCAGCAAGCGCTCTTCTGGCCAGTCCTCAAGGCTATGCAGATCGGTGTTCGTATTGACAAGAAGGCACGCAATCTCTTTGCGATGGAACTCCAGGAAGAAATGGAAAAACGTGAGGC